AAACATCGGGCTGTATTCGGGGTGCCCGTTGGAAATCTTTTCAATCGCTTTGTCCGCATCTATGCAAAATTTGGCGATAGATAGCCCTGCTCTCCACATAGGCTCGGACATTGTGGCCTGCTCTTTAATAATATAACCCAACTGCTGACAGCCTTCACCTTTTATTGTCTTCAGCAATATGGTCTTGAAGCGATTGGTATAGTTTCCAAGAATAGCCTTGGTTGCTTCGTCCATCTCCCCACGTGGTACGTACGCAGGTCTCGTTAGAAGGGGCTCCCCAATAACATCTTTCAGCGAATCAAGTTGATTCGACTGCGCTGCAGAGCCCAACAAAGCGACAGGTCTAGCCTCGTCTTGCTTGTAGTTCTGAGTCCCCGGAACCCGTAGGATTCGCACTGAGTCTGCGGTCACCACAGGGTCAGCAAAGAGGTCATGGTCATCGCACATGCTCTTTAGCTTTTCCGCAAGCGGAGTCCACGTTTCACGTGAAACGGGTTCAGTTAGTGTCCAGTATGCGTGGATGCCCCCGCCTGAGTTAACAAGCGTTGGTTTCGGCATACCTGTTGCCTTACAAAATGCCTTGAGCGCCGTCAGCGCCTCAGCCTGCGTCTCGTATGGTTTGCCCTCTCCGCAGTCTAGGTCAATGAAAAAAGACCTAAGCTGTTTGACGTTTGCCGTCTTCCGTGACTTCCCATCCTCGAACGTAGCCAATGCGTAGTACGCATCAAAGCCCTCGTTCATCAAGTTCTCGGCTACTCCTATTGCATCTTCAAGTTTTGTGAAAAACTTCTGAACAGGTTTATCTGAATCCTTCTTCAACCCGACTATGCAATAGAATCCTTCATCGCCGAGAACTTGGCGTAAAAATTCTATGTTGTCCATTCGCCACCCGATTTTTATAGGTAGGGGTGGTGTTACCCACCCCAAACCTGTTATTTAAGCATCATCCCACTCGCCGACCAAGTCTTCCAACTTAGGTTCCGACGACACGGGTGCTTTCTTCGGGGCAGCTTTCTTTGGTTCTTCAACTTCAGCAACTTCCTCGGCTTCCACTTTAGGGGCGGCGGCTTTCGGTGCGGCTACAGCAGGGGCGGGTTTCTCTTTGACACCATCAGTCTGTGCCACAGTCATGGTGATTGCGGCAGTCGCTTCAGGAGAATCCTTAAGCTGTTGAATGATGTTGTACTCTTCCTCGCTCACCGGACGGACAGGTTTGAACACGAGCTTCGGAGTCGGGCTAGCAGTATCAAAGCGCATCTCAGTGACCACGCCAGTAATCGGCACACCATTGTTCTTCAAGTGACGTGCGTATGCTTGCAGAGGTAGCTTGCCTTTGTCGCCATCGCCAAAGACAGAAGTCGGAGGCAATACGAGTTGATAAACTTCTTCCTTCTCCACCTCACCGCTAATCACAACGGCAAGACGCTGTTGGTAACGGCAAGCACGGCTGTCGCCTTGACCTGAACCCTTGATGTTCTGAGGGCAGTTCAAGCAAGTGGACGACTGCTTGTTCTCAGGCTTGACCTTGTCGTCAGGGCGTTGGCTGTCGGATGACCAGCAACTAGGTTGCACAGTCTCACCTTCGGTGTAGGTTCCGGCGTAGAACACACGGCTAACCTTCGGTGCGGCTTTGATGATGACAACGTCCATCGCACGTTCTTCAGACACACGGTATTCTTTACCGCCAATCATTTCACGGAATACACCGCCTTTGATTGAGATGCGACGTGCACCAAGCGACTCACCTGCGAGTGCGCTTGTAACATCATCGGTTCCTGCATTTTTCAGATAAGCGGGCAGTCCGCCTTTAAAAAGAGCGAGTTCACTCATTTCCATTCTCCTTATAGGTCTTCATCAGGGTTAAAATTCAAAGCCATTTGTGCATCGCCCTCTTTGGGTCTAGTCACTAGGCTTCCATCGGCGTTCTCTTTTACGAGGTCGCCTCCGTTCAGTTTTCGTATCGCCTCTTCCACTTCGCTAATCTTGAAACGGTAAACACCGCCCACCTTCAGCGCCGGAACTAGGTCTTGACGAATCCATGCACGGACAGTTGAGATGGACACAGCGAAATGCTTTGCCACATCTTCAATCGGTACGAACGCTTCTTCAGCCATTTTTACTCCTTTTCACAGTCACGGAATACTCCATATTTGCGTTAAGTCCCGGTGGAAGCACATCGGGGTGTTCTTCTAAAAAAGCCTTCATGTTGGTTTGATGTAACCGCTTCTCCAACAACTCAGGCACACCATGTTCAAGGATGAACTTGCCCATAGATTCCCAATCGGTAGTCGAATACGTCGTCCTTACGGTTCGGTAAACGGTACCTGCATCAGTGCGCAAACTCTCAGCACCGATTGATTTCATGTGCTCAAGGATTGCTGTTTTGACCGTCTTCATGTCGGAGTCAATCTTGGCGATTTGCTCCTCCATTTGGCGGGTAACATCGGACTTCTTATCCCGCATCTTGATGTAGACACGGGTAAGTTTTTCGAGGGGGACTTCGTCCCGTACTTCTGTAGCTTCAGTCATTTCCATTCTCCTAAAAAATGATGGCGGTACCTTATGGTCTTCTCGTCATCTGTGCTTACTCTACTATCAAACTTTGTGTTAGTCAAGTAGATTCTTGTAAAGTTCAACTAATTTTACATGGTCTTCAATACGGTTGTCCAACATTTTGTATAGGTGTTTCTCCGCATTCGAGCCCTGTAACCGAACAATCGTAACCGGATGCCTCTGCCCTGCACGGTGTGCCCGTGCGTTTGCCTGAGCGTAGGTTTCAAGGCTTGGGGTCGGTCCCCACCACACAACGGTATCTGCCGCAGTCAACGTCACGCCGTGTGCCGCCGCTTGGGGTTGGATGATAAGGATGCGGGGATTGGGGGTTTCTTGGAACCGCTTGAAGATGTCAGCACGTTTCTGTGCGGGAACGTCGCCGTTGATAATGTCAGTATTGAATCCGTCTTCCTGTAGCTTTTGGCTCAGAAGCTCAATGGTGTTCTTGAATGGGACAAATATTAAAATCTTTTGTTGAGTTTCATCAATCACTTCCCTCAACACCTTATAGCGGTTTTTAATATCAAATTCTAAGGTCTCGCCCGAATCGGAGTACACCGCACCACAAGAGATTTGCAGTAGCTTGCTCAAGCCGACTGCCGCATTGACCGCTGTGATTTGTTCGCCTGAAGTCTGAACCACGAGTTGCTTGCGCAGTGCCTCGTAGTATTTTTTCTGTTGCGGGGTAAGTTCGACCTCACGGGACACGTAGGTCATTTCGGGCAGGTCAAGACACTCATCTTTGGTAAATCGGATGGCAGGTTGCAACGCCTCGAACACGACCTTATCCGCATTGGGGCGCACGACCCATCGGAACTGAGTAACCTTGTACATCACCATGTCCTTGAAGGACGTGAAGAACTTAGGCACACCACTTGGGTTAATGAGTTTTGCCAAGCCGTAAGCGTCAACGGGTGACTGAGCGGCAGGTGTACCTGTCAGCATCCACAACCATGTGTCGGGCTTGAGGATGCGGTTCAATGTCTTCCAACGAGTTGTCTGTGCATTCTTGTAAGCGTTAGCCTCGTCAATCACAATCAGGTCGAAGCCACCATTGGCAATGGCGTCCTGAACAATCTCAACCCCGTCATAGTTGATGATGACAAACTCAGCGTTTGAGGCAATCACACGATTGCGTTTTTCCCGTGCGCCGTAGGCGATGTCCACCGTGCGGTGCATGGCGAACTTGAATAGGTCAGCCCTCCATGCAGAATCCATAATCGACAGAGGGCAGATGACTAGCACACGACGCACCTTGCCAATCTTCATCAGGTAGTCAGCCGCCCAAATGACGGAGCCCGTCTTACCCGTGCCTTGCTCGTTAAGGCAGAACGCCCGTTGGTGCAGGGTTAGGAACGAAGCCGTGGTCTTTTGATGGTCGAACGGTTTGTGTATTCCGGGCCAGTTGTACTTCCCTATGATTGGTGATGGGATGTTTTTTATTTGTAGGTTCTTCAGAACCCGAGCCTCATCCAATCCCCAGTTTACGGCGACTTGATTTGCACCAATCTGTTTGCTCTTAGGTATCACCGTCGTAACCTTGTTGGGGTTCTTCAGGTTCAACAGCAATATTTTGTTGTCTACGATTTCCAATCCATTCTCTCCAGTAAAGCACCAACAGAGCAAAAGCGGTGTCCGCTTGCTCTGCTAGTTCAATCGTCGGTTCCCCGAAGGAAATGTTACGGTGCCGACTGGTACGGTTTATTTAGGCTTTCGCCTGACGCTTGCCACTCGTACCTTACGCTTGCGCCAATGAAATTTTTACCAACTCATCTTACAACAGTTCTTACAAACTTCAAGACTTTTTCTTTTTTCGCTCTCGTTTGCTAACTTCTGATACCACGTTGCTTCTGCTGTCACGCTTGAACGAACGGTTCCTCGATGGACTCTGCACGGTGAATCCGTCTTTGTTTGAGCCACCTTTGTCGAGTGCTTTCTTGTGAGACAGGTCTTTGCCTTCACGACTCTCGGCGGTGTGGTCTTTGTCGTTCGGACTGTCCTTGTGCTTCTTGTCGTACTCACGACGCAAGCGTTGACGTTCCATGCGACGAGCGAGTTCGTCCCGCTCTTTTTGTTGTTGGTACTCTTTCTTGTACGGTCTTGGTTTGTTCACGTATGGCATGTCAGTTCCTTCCGTTGTGTGGACATTCCAAAACCAAACAATGCTTCTTGCAAAGTCCACTTGGGCGTGGATTCCAAATGTTGTTCTCATAGGAGAACTTCATGCGGTTGTACTCGCCAATCCACTTAGACCACAGTTTATCCTGATTGTCCGCAGAATACGAGTCTTTGATAAAGTTCTTGCTGATGACGAACAGCAGACCCGCCTTGACCTTGCGTACCTGCGGGAAGTGCTTGAATACAGCCAAAGCCATAAGCTCCAACTGGTCAGTATCGGCATACTTAGCGGACTTGCCAGTCTTGTAGTCAAGCACCCGTGCCTCATCCCCATTGACGACTAGCAGGTCGGCAACGCCTCGCCACCACACGTTAGGGGACTTGAACTCGCACGGTTCAAGGTT